TCTTGTGTAGATGTAGTGTATGGATGTACAGATGAAAACGCTTTTAATTACGATATTTTAGCTAATACAGATAATAGTGGTTGTATAGATGTATTAGAAGGCTGTATGGATCCGTTTGGATATAATTATGACGCAGTATATAATACAGATGATGGTAGTTGTTTGTATGACGCAGGGTGCATAGGAGGACCTGGTATTCCCTATTGGTTAAACGACACATGTTATGCTTGGGTTATTACAATAGACCCTTATTGCTGTAATAATGAGTGGGATGATAAGTGTCAGCAAATATATTGGAGCTGCTCTTGGGATAGCCCTCTAGATACGAGAGATTTACTTAGAGGACACAATATAGTTATGTACCCTAATCCTATGGGTGGCGTATTAAATATATTAATAAATGATCCTGTATCAATAAAGGTGTATGATATATCAGGAAAACTTGTAATACGAGTTAAAGAAAGTCAAACACATAAAGGTTTAAATCAATTAGATGTAAGTTTATTACCTTCTGGAGTATATAATTTTAGCGTAACATATAATGGTAATACTAGTACAACAAAAGTATTAAAGAGATGAAGAAATTAAAAGAATTTTTTAAACCTGACGTTGCGTATTTATCATTTTGGTTAGCCTTAGTTTTATTTTACACTATATTTTTTAGCATGGTGTCATCTTGTAACGCTCAAGGTTTAAATAAAATACTTAAATATTCTACTTTTTACGCAGCAGTTAATGGTGGCACATCACTAGGTGACAATCAAATATGGTCTGTAACATCTGGGGCATTAGAAGAAGAAACTATTAAAACTCCTTTTGATTATAACATATCTGTTGGTATTAGAAAGATAAAAAGATTTGGATATGAAAATAGAGCGAATACATTCTACAACGGTACTGAGAACTCATACTCAGACGCAGCGACATTAGGTCGGTTAGATGGCTTTGAATATTTATTTGAAGCTGATCTTGTGAGACGGTTAGGCGTTAACTATGTAAACCAGAATCACTTTATAAGATATGTTGCAGATAGCTGGGTAGCCAAGGTGGCATACCTTGAGGATGGATTCGCTGATATTAAATACTTCGAGGCTTCTGAAAGATTTCGGTTAAAGGTAAGGGATGGCAAGCTTTCGTTGAACGGGGGTTTAGTACAAAGGCTTGCCGAACCTTACGGTTTTAATCCTTTAGCAGACTGGGTTCTTGATAACGGAACTTTACATTACACTTACCTAGCTCTACAAGAAGGGTACAACATCAACCTAGAGGGGGAGTATTTTTCTCCTAACGGAGCTCTTGTAGCAAACAGTCAAGAAGTATGGGAAGAAGTTGTTATACCACAAGTTATAAATAATTATGTAGAAAAACAAAGAAACTCTATATCTAATATAGTTGAGTATTCTTTTGTTATGGGTTTAGACTATTATCATTTTACAAAAGACTTCTGGTTTCACACTTGGGGTAATATTATGCCATATCACTTAGACACTAAGAATACTTACTCTTATCATAAGTTTAATGAAGGTCAGTGGGTTGACTATTCTTTAGGTTTAATTTATGGTTATAGATTTAATAAAAGTTTTGGTATATTTGTGGAGGGAAGGTACAATAAGTATTGGAACAGACAGTGGCATAACTTTAGTGTTGGACTTAATTATGTAATATTTTAAAAATGGCAAAAGAATTAAACGAGGAAACATCATTTAACATAAGTCTAAAAACTTTAGCAGGCATAGGGTTTGCAATGGCTGCAGTTATTAGTGGTTGGTTTGTACTACAAGCAGATATAGCAGAAGCTAAAAAATTGCCTTTACCTGCAGATCCTGAAATTACTCGTATGGAATACGATATGAAAGATCAACTTATCCGACAAACTATTATGTCTACACAAGAAGACGTAACAGAAATTAAAACACAAATGCTGAGGATGGAGGACAAGATTGATAAACTAAGATAATCTTATGAAAAAAATATTATTTTTATTATTAATTCCATTTACAAGTATAGCTCAAGATTTTCCTAACGGAATGGTTGCTGTTGAGTTTAATGCTAGTTTTAATAAATCTAACGAGGTAGCTTGGCTATCAAAACTATCAGACTGCGAAATTCAAAGGGTTGATATAGCTGCAGACTCAAGATGGTCTAAAGAATATAAAATAGTGGTTGTTCCTACTATTGTTATATTCAACAATAACGAAGAGGTAAAAAGATTTCAAGCAAATATTATGATGACTATGGAAGCTACTAAGGGTGAAGTACAAAACTCTATAGACGAAATAGTTATGGAAGCGTTTTAAATTTAAATTATGAAACTAAGTAAAAATTTCTCTCGTGCAGAGATAGAGCATAGTAACACAGCAAAAAGATTAGGTATAAGCAATGAGATGTCAGAGAAACACTTGGAAAACATGCAAAGGCTCATTGACAATCTTATACAGCTTCTTCGTGACTCTATTGGTCCTATTAGGATTAGTAGTGGTTATCGTTCCCCGTCACTTAATCGTGCAATTGGTGGGTCATCTCGCAGCCAGCATTGTAAAGCTGAAGCTTTGGATTTGCAGTTTTGGGAAAAAGGAAAAATGAATAACAAAGTTATTTATGATTGGATATTAGAGTCTGACTTAGAGTTTGATCAAATGATAAACGAGTTTAATTTTGCTTGGATTCACATATCTTTAAAAAAAAATAGTAATAGAAAGCAGGTACTAGAAGCGTATAAAGATGATGAAGGTGATACTGCTTACAAACTTGTCTAATTATGAGTAAATTATTAAGTTTTTTAGGTGGTGGAGTAATAGAGAAGGTAGGCAATGTAATAGACAACCTTAGTACATCTGACGAAGAAAGATTAGCTGCTAAACAAGCGATGGAAGAAGTTCTTATGCAGGCTGAGGCTCAAGCTCAAGAGCAAGTTACTAGACGCTGGGAAGCTGACATGAAGTCTGATAATTGGCTTTCTAAAAACATTCGTCCTTTGATATGTATATTTTTAACTGCAATTTTTGTAGTTTTGTCAGTGTTTGATGGGAACGCAGGAGGATTTGAGATTCAAGAGAGTTATATTCCTATATATCAAACGTTATTAATAACAGTATATGGAGCTTACTTTGCAGGTAGGTCTATAGAAAAAATAAAGAAAAAGTAAAATGTCAGATTTAAAAGGAAAATCAATAGCGTCTACATATAAAAATTTAATTCAATCTTCTAGTGAAATTTCTAACACTACTTTAAAACAAGTTCAAAGTGGTTCTGGAAATAATGTTGCTATGAAGTTGTCTACAGATAAGGCTGTTTTCCCAAAGGTAGGTATTGGTAATACAGGTTCTACTCCTGATGGTTTACTGCATGTTTTGTCTACATCTGCAGGCTCAGTTACAGCAAACTCTTTAGCTGATGAAGTTGTTTTAGAGTCTTCAACGAATACTGGTTTATCTATATTATCAGGTGCGTCACATAAAGGTAATATGTTTTTTGGTGATGCTAATGGCAATGATGTAGGTAAAATATCTTACAATCACGCTGATGACTCGTTTAGTTTTAGCACTAACGGATCTGTATCTATGACTTTAGATAAAAATTCTAATCTTAAAGTAAACGGTATAGTTTCTCAATCAGAGGATAGGTATTTTCTTGAAGAGTATTTTCATAAATTACCTTATAAAGATATTCAGGATTGTGAAGTAACTCAATCTAGCAGTGCTACAACAGAAGTGCCAAGTTCTACTAAAAACACTAGAATTACTACAGTAGCTAATGACTTAGCTGCTAACGACTCTCAAGAGTTTACGTTTACAAACGTAATGATACATGATAAATCTTATGTTCACGCTGTTTTAGTTGATACTAGTGCAACTATAGCTGATAATGCTAGCGTTGTTGTAATGGCTTATGATATAGCAAATGGTAACTGTAAAATTAGAATATCAAATACAGGTGTTGACATTGCTAGTATGACTTTTATAATTCAAGTTACAGTTGATCCTCATATAGATTCTAATGATCACTGGGTTATAGATGGAACTAATTCTGACGAAACAAAAGTAACATATGCTGGAGCTCAACCAGGATTAAGAGTTTATACTAATTCTGGTGATAACGATCAAGTAATACTTAATCCTAAAATAAGTAATCAAGGTAATAATACTGATTTAATAAACACGTCTCCTTGGAGAAATGTAAACTTTTTCTCTGAGTATCAGACAGAGCTTAACATAGCAATATCAACTCATAGTACTATTACAAATAAAGCTATATGGGCTGGAATGAAATTATCTAATACAGGTGCTTATGCTACAGATGCAGATCAAGCTTATTTTTTATACGCTACTGATGATGATTTAGGAGCTTTAACAACAAATGGTAATCTTCACTTTGTGTATAGTATAGGTGGAGTAGATTACATAACAGATTTAGGTGTAGCAATTACTGCTAGCACTGTTTATAGGTTAAAGTTAGCTTTTGATGAAAATAGAAAACTTAGTGTTTTTGTAAACGATGTACAGTATGGTTTAACTTCTACTCCAACTACAACAACTGCAGGTGGTGTAACTGAGGCTGTTTCTACTACAAAATCTTTAGCAATGACAGCTAGTGCAAATTTATTTCCAGTTATAGCTTTACAAAACCTGTCAGCAGCATCTAGATTTCTTTATTGTCACTTTATAAAAATATCAAGAACATTAGCATAATTAAATTTAAATTAAATATATATGGAAGCAATAAACCCTATTATAAGAAAAATAACTATAGGGGACTTAAAGCAAGGTTTGACTTATCAAGTAGGTCAAAAGATGCTTGGAGGTTCTCTAGAAGTCACAGCCATAATACAAGATGAGGCTGCGTGGTACAAGCATCAACAGGTTGTATACGATGTGTATATAAAAAAAGATGGTGAAGAGTTTTCAAGACCTTGGAAAAGGTTTTTTTCTCAACCAACAGCTATAGAGTACAACACTGCAGTACTGGAAGAAGAGTACGAAATTAAATAAAAAGTAAACGTAAATATAAGCAAGAATGAAGCCAATTAAAGATGTCTACTGGATAGAAGTAGTAAAGCAAACTGAAGATACTATTATGTTAAACGGTAAGGAGTTGTATAGAGATACTTCTTATGACCCTATGAGGTTAGCAAGACAGTTTGGGGTTATTTATGAAACACCTATACATAATGATTTAAATATACAAAAAGGTGATAAAGTTTGGTTTCATCATTTTGTTGCAACAGATATTAATAAAGTAAAGTATATTGATGATAAAGAAATTTATCAGGCTAATTTAAATCAAATATATTTAGTTGAAAGAGACGGTGAAATGATACCAATAGGTATTTGGAACTTTATAAAGCAAGAAATGAAAGAGCCAGAGCAATCTGAGTCTGGTATATTTTTAGAAACATCTGCTTCTAATGTAGAACTTCATGGTCATGCTGTATATATAAATGACTGGATGAAAGATCAAGGAGTTAAAAAAGGAGATAGAGTATTTTTTAGTGAAAACTCTGAGTACGACATAAATATAAATGGGGAGTCTCTTCTTAGAATGAGAAACTTTGACATATTAGGTGTTTATGAAGGAACAGAATAAAGATTATGCCCTTAAGACTTTAGAGAAGTTAATAGAGGCAAGTAAAGGAGCTGTAGACCTTCTTATAGAGGAGATAGGCAAACCTTTAATAGAGGAAGATGACGCTAAAAGAAGACAAGCTATAAAAGCAAAAAGAGAGTGCTTTGAGGATTGTCAAGAAATTCTTTTAGGAATAAAAAACCTTGAGGATAGAATCAAGGAAGGAGAATCCTTAATAGAAGAGAAAAAAGACTTTAAAGGGTCTTTTGCTGAACGGTATGCAAAAAAGTGATATGATATATCTTACTGAAGGTAGTGAAGGAGATGTCTTAGAGTTTGATAACTTAAAGATAGTTCTACCTAAAAAGCCTAGATATAAAAAAGATATACTATATCATAACCTTCCTAAGAAACAACAAAAGTGGACTAGAGAGGATATACCAAAGGGGTTAACAAGGGAGAACGCTACAGATTATGTAGACTATATAGAAGAGGAGTTTAGAAGAAGAAGAGACGGTTTATGGTTTTATAACAATGGTGTTCCTACGTATATTACTGGATCGCATTATATGTTTATTCAGTGGAGTAAAATAGATGTTGGTTATCCTGATTACAGAGATGCTAACAGGACGTTCTTTATTTTTTGGGAAGCGTGTAAAAACGACAAGAACTCTTACGGAATGTGTTTTCTTAAAAACAGACGTAGTGGTTTTTCTTACATGGCAAGTAGTGAGATAGTTAATCTAGCTACTCAAGTTTACGATAGTAACTTTGGTTTACTTTCTAAAACAGGTGCAGATGCTAAAACAATGTTTACAGATAAGGTAGTTCGTATATATCGTAACTACCCTTTCTTTTTTCAGCCTATACAAGATGGTTCTAGTAACCCTCGTGTAGAGTTAGCATTTAGAGAGCCTGCTAAAAAAATAACAAGAAATCAAAAGCATATAGAGAAATCTGAAGCTTTAAATTCTATTATAGATTGGAAGAACACTGCTGATAACAGTTATGATGGTATGAAGCTAAAGCTTTTAGTTCATGATGAAGCTGGTAAGTGGACAGGTCAAAACTCTATAAAGAAAAACTGGGGTGTAACTCAAACCTGTTTACTTCTAGGTAGAAAAGTTGTAGGAAAATGCATGATGGGTTCTACTGCTAACAAGTTGCAAGATGGTGGTGCGGAGTTTAAAGATATATTTCATGACTCTGACATGTCAGAAAAAGATCTTAATGGTAGGACAAAAAGTGGTTTGTATAAGTTGTTTATACCCGCATTTGACAACTTAGAAGGATTTATAGATGAGTATGGTTATTCTGTTATAGACACCCCTGATAAACCTGTTATGGGTATTGATAATATGTTAATTGATACTGGTGCTAGAAATTATATACAAAATAGAAGAGATGTACTAAAGGATGATACTACAGCTTTATCTGAATTTAAACGTCAGTTTCCATTTACTGTTGAAGAGGCTTTTAGAAACGATACACAAAGTTGTATATTTGATGTCGAAAGAATTTATCAGCAAATGGATTACAACGAAGTTAATAATACTCCTACAACAAGGGGTGAGTTTGTTTGGAAAAATGGCGTACAGGATAGCGAAGTTATGTGGATACCTCACAGAAAAGGCAAGTGGGAAATCACTTGGGTTCCAGAGGCTCAAAATCAAAATGTTATATCTTCTAGGTTTAACAAAAAGTTTCCTGGAAAAGCAGACCAACTTGTTGCAGGTTGTGACCCTTACGATCATGATACGACTACCGATGGTAGAAGGTCTGATGCTGCTGCTCATGTATTTCATAAATTTAGTATGTCAAGCGATGCGTCTATGCAGTTTGTATGTGAGTACATTAATAGACCGCCTAAAGCAGAAATATTTTACGAAGACATGATTAAGATGTGTGTGTTTTATGGCTGTCAAATATTGGTAGAGAATAACAAGGTAGGGATACTAAAATATTTTGAAAACAGAGGATATTATGAATATTTAATGGATAGACCAGATATGACTCACACAGAGTGGAGTAGGGGTAAGCAAAAAACAAAAGGTATACCTGGTTCAGGTGCTGCAGTAATAAATGCTCAAGCAGAGGCAATAGCTACTTATATATATGACCATGTTGGTTATAACGCAAGTACAGGAGAAATTGGACAATGTTTTTTTAATACACTTCTTGATGATTGGAGTAGGTTCGAGATAGATAACAGGACAAAATACGATGCTAGTATATCGTCATCATTAGCTTTATTAGCGTCACAAAAATATATAAAACCTAAAAAAGAATTAAAGATTTCATCTCCTTTAGTTAAAAAATACAACAATAAAGGAATGTTTAGTAAAAGATTAAGAGCATGAATTATTTAAACGATAAGAAAAAATTAAACGGTTATCCATCACCTTTAGCTAGCAATGAAGAAAAAGCTGCAAAAGAATATGGTCTTGAGTATTTTAAGACTATGTATTATGAGTGGCATAACAATGGCGATGTATACTTTAGAGATCGTAAAATGCGATATAATCGTAATAGATCTTATGCTGAAGGTAATCAAGATGTAGGTAAATATAAAGATTTGCTTGATGTTCAAGGAGACTCATCTTATCTTAATATAGATTTTACTCCAGTATCAATAATACCAAAATTTGTTGATGTTATTGTTAATGGTATGGTAAATCAAGATTACGATGTTAAAGCTAAGTCTATAGATCCAGTTGCAACTAATGAAAGATATGAGCAGAAAAAGAAAATGTATGCTGATATGATGATGGGTTCTCTTATTGCAAAAATTGAGGATAAATCTGGCATGAAAATGACAGATGAAAGTTTTGTTGCTGATACTCCTGAAGAAATAGAAATGTACATGGCTATGAATTACAAGCAATCTGTAGAAATAGCTTTAGAAAAATCTATAGAATACACAATGGATATAAATGATTACGATAACATTAAAAGGTATATGATTCGTGATCTTGTTGTGTTAGGTCTTTGTGCAACTAAAACAGAAATATCAAAAACAGAAGGTGTTAAAATAAGACACGTAGACCCTGCTAATCTTATAACTTCTTTTTCTAATAAACCAGACTTTAAAAATATACGTCACGCAGGTGAAATTTATTCTATGACTATAGCTGATTTAAAAATGCAAGCTGGTGACGAGTTTAGTGAAGATGATTACATTAAAATTGCTGCAGAGTATGCTGGTAAAAATAATAACCCATCCAACTACGGTACTCAAGCTTATTATGAAAATGGCAACGAAACTTATGATTATGATAAGTTTAGTGTTAATATATTAGATGCTGAGTTTATTACAAGTCACTCTTTAAATTATGAAAAGAAAGAAAATAAATTTGGTGGTTATTCTGTAAATAAAAAATCTAGTAACTATAAGCCACCTAAAAAATCTAAAACTAAAAGAGAAAGTATTGGTTCTACTGTAAAAGTTATTTATAGTGGTAAGTATATAGTTGGTACAGATTATATATTTAATTATGGCATGATGAAAGATATGCCTAGACCTAAATCTAATTTATCTGAAACAAGACTTTCGTATATAATTTACCAACCAAACTTATATAAAATGAAGAGTCGTTCTTTAGTAGATAGAATGATTCCTTTTGCTGATCAAATACAATTAGCTCACCTTAAGATACAACAGGTTCTTGCTAAGGCTAGACCTAAAGGTGCTGCTTTTGAAGTAGGTGCTTTAGAAAATGTATCAAAGGGTGATGGTGGTACTTTTACACCTTTAGAGCTTCAAGAGATATACGATCAAACTGGTAATGTTTATTATCGTAGAATGGATGATGAGGGTAACATGACTAACGCTATGCCTATTCAAGAGTTAGAAAATGGTATAGGTCGTGATTTTGCTACTCTTATAAATGTGTATCAGCATAATTTACAAATGCTTCGTGATGTAACTGGTGTTAACGAGGCAAGAGATGCTTCTAAGCCATCTAGTGAGGCACTTGTGGGCGTACAGAAATTAGCTTTACTAGCTTCTAATAATGCTACTAGAGATATTAATGATGCCTACCTTAGTGTTACAAGAAGTCTTTCTCAAAGTATAAGTATTAGAATGCAAGATTTAGTTAATTTTAAAAACTTGCATGGTATGTATGTTAACGTTATAGGTGGTGCCTCTATGAATAGTATAGATATGATGAAAAAATTATCTATACATGAGTTTGGTATTACTTTAGATATAGCACCTGACGAAGAGGAAAGACAAATGATGGAGCAAAATATTCAGGTATCTTTAGCTCAAAAAGAACTTAGATTAGAAGATGCCATAGCTATAAGATCTATAAGAAATGTTAAGATGGCTAATCAAATGCTTGTTTTAAGAAGATCTAAATATCAAAAAGAACAAAGATCTATAGCTCAACAGGCTTCAGAACAAAATGCTCAATTGCAACAACAGTCAGCTCAACAAGCTGCACAGTTAAAGCAACAAGAAATGCAATCAGAAATGCAAATAGAACAAGCTCGTGTTCAAGCAAAAGCTCAGGCAGATATGCAGTTAAAACAACTTGACTACCAGCTTAAAGAACAGTTTGAACAGGCTCAACATCAAAGAAGATTAAGAGAGATAGAGCTTAGTAATCTTGGTAAAGAAGGTACTG